GGTAGTAAACCTGCAACTCGCCGGACGAGTAGGGTTGATGAGGTTTTGAAGTTCGCTGAGGCGTTGGGTTGGGAGTTAATGCCTTGGCAGGAGTATTTTCTGACTGAATCGTTGCGTGTCGATAAGAATGGTGACTGGGTTCGTTCGTTGGTTGGTTGCATTATTGCCAGGCAGAACGGTAAGTCGGCGGTGATGCGGTTGCGCTTGTTGGCTGGTGTGTATTTGTGGGAGGAAACGTGGGTGGCGATGGCTCAAACGTTGAAGCAGGCTGAGCATCAGCTTGTGCAGGCGTATGATGATTTGCAGGCGGCTGGTTTGTGGGATGCTTCGAGGATGAAGTTTTATCAGGCGAATGGCCGTCAGAAACTTGTGATTGGTAAAGGTAGTTGGACTATTTTGGCTGCGAATAGGGATGCGGTTCGTGGTTTTACTGGTTCGCTTTGGGTGGATGAATTACGTGAGGTTGATGAACCAGCATGGCAGGCAGCGGTTCCAATAACCACCGCCTATCCGAATGCTCAGATTTATGTGACTTCGAATGCTGGCGATGACTATTCAACGGTGCTAAATGAACTGCGTGCTACAGCTCTCACGTTTCAGGATTCTTCGATGGGCTGGTTCGAATGGTCGGCTGACCCGAACCTTGACCATACAGATATTGAGGCTTGGAGACAGGCTAATCCTGCGCTTGGTTATCGTATCAAAACGAAGGTGCTTGAGGATGCTTTGAAAACATCAACGGTGCCAGGCTTCCTAACCGAAAGATTGTCACTCTGGGTTCGAGCGTTGGAATCGCCTTGGGTTTACGGTACGTGGGAAGCGTGCTGGGTTGATGACCTCAAGTTTGAACCGTTGGAGCATACCTATTTTGGGTTGGATGTTTCTATTGATCGTAGACGTGCCGACCTTGTTGCCGCCCAAAAGGATGGCGACAAAATAAAGTTTGGTCTTGTCCAGTCTTGGATTTCGGAGGAAGGAGTTATCGATGAAGTTAAAATCGCTTCGGATGTTGCTGAGTGGGCTAGGAAATATGGTACAGTCGTTATTGGGTATGATCGTTGGACTGCTGGGGCTGTTGCTAGTCGCCTTGCTTCTGCCCGGTTTAATGTTGTTGATACTAGTGGAGCCAACTTTGCACAAGCTTGCGACGAAGTCCTCACAGGATTGAACTCTCGAAGGTTGGCTCATACAGGTAACGATATTTTGACTGCGCACTTTATGGCCTGCGTGAAGAAGCCGGCAGCGGATGGTGGTTGGCGTGTGGTTCGTAAGGATTCCCACACGAACATTTCTGCAGCTGTCGCCTCAATCATTGCTATCCATCATGCGAGCAAGACACACCAAGATGTGACATTCGCATATTGAGACAATAATGTCTCACCATGTGATACAATGGTCTAATGGGATTACTAGACAACTTGCGGTCTATCCGCACACAGTCTGCCGAACCCACGCTAGAGCCACAAGTCCGCGCTGCTTATGAGAATCAATTCCTACCAAACTGGTGGTCTACTAGCGTACCTAGAGTAAGCCGACAACGCAGCCTTACTGTTCCTGCAATCGCTCGAGCAAGAAACCTCATTGCCGGCACAGCCGGCTCGCTCCCACTTCGCCGATACAATCGTTTCGACTATCGCCGACTCCCTGAAATCCCTTTGCAATATCAGCCTGATCCTGCATATCCAGCATCAGTCACTTGGTCATATGTTTTCGATTCGATGATTTTCTATGGCGGTTCATATTGCCAAATCATTTCCCTGTATGCCGACAACAAGATTCAGCATTTCCGTTGGCTTGACCCTTCACTTGTTCAAGAGATTGTGGATCACAACAACAAAGTGGTCGGCTACAATTATGACGGCACAGATTTACCTGTGTCGGGTGTCGGTTCGGTCATTTATTTCCCAAGCTTTGAGGATGGTGTGTTGTCTCGTGCTGGTCGCACCATTGAGACTGCTATTGAGTTGGAAGAAGCCGCATCACGTGCTGCGAAGGAACCTGCACCTCAGGTTGTTTTGAAGAATGAAGGTGTGTCTTTGCCTGCTGCAAAGATTCAAGATTTGTTGGCTGGTTGGAAAGCCGCCCGGCGCGAACGCGCAACCGCGTACCTTGATGCATCCATGAAAATCGAAACCGTTGGTTTTGACCCAGCCAGCCAACAACTTGTCGAATCCAGAAAGTATCATGCAGCCGAATTGGCTCGTGTCATGAACCTGCCTGAATATTATTTGGGTGCGCAAATGTCTTCGATGACGTATTCGAATGTGGAATCTGAACGTCGTAATCTTGTGGACTTTTCTTTGATGCCGTATCTGATTGCTGTTGAGAACAGACTCAATATGCCGGATTTTTCGGCTCGCGACACCGTTTTCCGCTTTTCGTTGGACGAGTTCCTTCGTGGCTCAGCAATGGAACGTGTCGATGTAACAATCAAACTCCTCGAAGCAGGCATCATCGATTTGGATGAGGCACGAGAGTTTGAAGATTTAGCACCGAGAGGAAATGAAAATGATGCACCTACAGTTTAGTGCAGATATTACAGCAGCAGACGAAGAATCACGTATTCTCGCTGGCCAGATTGTGCCATTTGGTAAGCCAGGTAACACGTCTGCTGGTAAAGTGATTTTCGCTGAAGGTTCATTCGTTGAACTCGATCCAAAGAATGTGAAACTGTTGCTCGAGCATGACGGTACGAAACCTATCGGCAAAGCGATGGAGTTTTCCATTACCGAATCAGGTATTGACGGTAAGTTTAAGGTTTCTAAAACCACTCGCGGTACCGACACCATTGTTGAAGCGCAAGATGGTTTGCGTACAGGCTTTTCTGTTGGCGCAAATGTTTTAGATTATGAAATCGATAAGAAGGGTGTCATGACTGTTATGGCAGCCGAACTCGTTGAAGTTTCAGTTGTAAGTCGTCCAGCCTTTGGGGCAGATGCACAAATAACTGAAGTTGCAGCAACTGAATCCGAGGTTGCTGAATCCGTAGAAGAGGAAACTACTGTGGAACACACAAACCCAGAGGTAGTCGTAGAGGAAACCGAAGCAGCCCCTGTGGTTGAAGCTTCTGCGCCTGCCCCAATTTACACGAAGCCACGTGTCAAGCCATTAACAGATGGTCAAGCATTTGCCCATGCTGTTTATGCTGCCGCTGGCAATGAAGACTCAAAGCGAATCCTTGTTGAGGCTGCTGACGATACTTCCAACAATACTGGCTTCACGTTGTCACGTGGATTGCCACAATTCATCAGCAACACGTTCGATGGCCGACCAGCAATTGAAGCTCTCGGTGGAGCATCAGCTCTTCCAGCATCAGGCTTGTCATACACCATCCCTAACTTGACCCAAGCGGCTGAAGTTGATGTTGAAGGTGAACTCGATCCAATCGTTCAGACCGATGTTGAATCCGACTACATCACAATCGATGTTGTCAAACTAGCAGGTAACCAAATCGTTTCATGGGAACTGCTTGACCGTTCAGACCCATCCTTCGGTGACATCATGCTCCGCGAACTTCGTCGTGCATACGCTAAGCGTTCAGACGAATACGTGTTGGCAGAACTCCTCAATGGTTCATCTGCAACCGTTCAGGCTGCTGACTGGAAAGGTCTACAGCAATTCGTAGCAACCGAAGTACCTGTTGCCTATGGTGCAACCGGTGGTTTGATTGCAGACCGTCTTATCGGTTCAACCGCATGGTGGTCAGAACTTATCGGCGCAATCGATAACGATGACCGTCCAGTATTCAACGCTGTTGCTCCAAGCAATGCAGGTGGCGCAGTAAGCCCATCCGCACCACGCGGACGAGTATTCGATGTTGATTTCTATGTTGATCACAACATCACAACTGTAGGTCTTGTAGATAACTCTGCATTCCTCGTTGCACGTGATGCTGTCGGCGTTTGGGAATCACCAACGGTAAACCTTCGAACCAACATTTTGACTGATGGTTCGGTACAGGTTTCACTTTATGGCTATATGGCTGCAAAGATTTTGAAGCCATCTGGTGTACGTAAGTACCAGGCATAGTTGAGACTTGAGTGGGGCTGAGCCTTCCCAGCCCCACTCAACCTTCAAAGGATTACAATGGCAGCAGGAAAATACAAAATCTATGTAGAACAAGGTGCAACCTACACCTTGAACTTTACCCTATACAACGGTAATACTGTTTGGAACCTGACAGGCTACACAGCTCGCCTACAGGCACGCGACAGTATCGAAGATTCTGCTACCATCTTTTCAGCCACCGACGCAAATTACATAACTTTGGG